TTCTGCAAAGTTAGAAATTGCGCACCACTTGATGCGGATCTCAAGATATTAGTGGGAGGAGACGATGCCGTCTCACTTTATGATGGGATTCGCATCGATTTCGCAGCAGAGTGTGCCAAATTGGGCCACCCCGTCACCTTGGAACACGTTAATCACAAGCATTTGATAGAGTTCTTATCTTGTCGTTTGACACACACTTCGACAGGATGGAATTTTATCCCTAAAATAGGACAAATGATAGCTAAACTTGGTTATTCTGTTCGTGCAGCTTCTCCAAAAGAAGCTGCAGCCATAGCTCGAGGAGCAGCTCTCAGCTGTTATTCTGCGAGCTCAGCTTGTCCACCACTTCGTTTGTACCTTGACACTATACTCAGAATAACAGCAGGAGTCGATGCGACTATGCCTCTCGATGAGCCTTACAAGATGACCAATGTTGATACGGGTGTGGCCACTGAAAGCACTTGGACTCAACTAATTGAAGTTTATGGATATGACCAGTTGACCCATAAGCTGTTGGCCAAGTCATTGGAAAAAGTCACTAGATCTGGCCTTATCATTGTTTCACCCATCCTAAAAATGCTCATTTCTATAGATTCAGCTCGAGATAGTTTTATTTATCCGCCTCCGGAAACGAGTGACAATGGTGGATGGATAGCTGATCTTACCGAAGAAGGAGTTGAACCAAATCCAGGCCCTGGCACTAGACAGCGCAAATTCCAAGTTGTTACGGCCGGCATCAAAAGTAAAGCCCAGCGCCATGAGGACACTCGAATGGTTGTTTATCAAGCCCCTAAAGGCAAGCGCGGCAATCAAAACCGCAATAACATCGTGGCCCACTTTCGCAATCAACAGCGCCCGCGTATTCATAGACAAATAGGTTATCGAAGGACGGGTGGACACATGACATCTTCCGGTATTGATATGATGGCCTATAGGCGAGTTCTCGATAATCCTTTCGACATGGTTCCAGTTAGGCTGGGAGGAGAAACTATGGTCCCTTCGGGCTTAGCCACTCTTGTCACGAGATTTGCTTGCAATGTCAATACTAGCGGTGGGTATAGCTTGGTGCTATATCCCATCGCGGGCACAGCCATAGTTAATGTTATGCAATCATTAACAGCTAACTCTCCTTATGTTTACACTTCAGTCCCAGGTGCTGCTTTTCCCGGAGCTGCTTCCCTAGCAGCGTTATCCGCTGAGGGCCGAATAGTTGCAGCCGGTGTCCGTGTTTTCACTACCAATAATTCTACAGGAGATTCAGGCTTGATTACAATAGGATGTGTTCCTAGAGATGTTAGCACAGCAAGCGTTTCTATTTCCGCTTCTGGATTCCCAATAGCTCCCAGTTCAGTTGCCACTCAAGGATTTAATGAGTTCAATTCTTATTTGTCCACCGAGACTTATCCCTTAAAATTGGGAGCTACGGCAGTTTACCGACCTCAAGATCCGGTGGATTTCATTTATCGGGGACTCATCAATGGAGTTTCTAGCATATCAGCATTAGGAACAGGAGCTCAGTTAGTTCCACTTTTCGTCGTTGGAGTGGCAGCAGCTGGAAATGCTGCGGGACTCTTTGTGGAATTTGTAACACATGTGGAGTACACAGTAGGCACTGGAAGTGCAGGCATCATTAACACTGGAGTTGGTAACATGAACTCCACTGATAGCTTTTCAGTTGCTAAAGGCCTATTTGGCTCCATTTACGACACTACCATGCAAGGAGTGGTTGGTGGCATTTCCAAGGGCGCGGCTCTTGTGAGTGCTAAAGTCAACACAGCCATTAGTGATTCTATGAACAGAGCAGCTGGCCATTATTTTAGCTCTTCTGTTGGATCCAATTAAATCACATCTCCTTTTATTAGTTATCAGCTTTATCTTTAAAAGCTAGTGCCCTCCTTATTGGGGGGCTTTCTCGCAGATGCTCTTATGTTGAGCACGGGCTTAACGACCCCGCGGGATCTCGTTTCAATCCTGGAGTGTCTCCATTTGGCTTCTAAGTCAACAAGATTGAAATTTAAGAGAATTCGAGTCATTTTCTGAGTAAAAGCAAATAGTACCTTCTCAGAAAGCCGTTTAAGTCGGCGAAACAAG